GTCTTTCATCAATCAGTTTGCTGGTACTGGCTCAAACGCTATGGTCCAGCGTATTACTGAACTTACTAAAAACCAAAAAGGCACGAAAGCGAACATCACTTTGCTCGCTGATATGACCGGCGACGGTATCACTGGTGACTACACTCTGGAAGGCAACGAAGAAGCCTTACGCGCGTACGACATCAGCATCGAGCTGGATCAGTTGCGGTTTGCAAACCGTATTGCTGGCCGTATGACCGACCAGAAAACGGTTGTTAACTTCCGCGAGCAGTCTCGCGATGCCCTTGCTTATGCAATGGCTGACCGTTGCGACCAGCTGGCGTTCTTGACTCTCTCTGGTGTTGCGTACACGACTAAAAACAACGGTGGCTTACGCACCGTAGTTGGCGGCGCTGTAAACGGCCAAGAGCTTGCTGATCTAGCTTTCGCGTCAGACGTATCTGCTCCTACCTCTGATCGCCATCGTCGCTGGGATGCTACCGCCGGTCTAGTTGCTGGCGACACTACTGCTGTTAGCGCTGCGGATAAGATCGGCTATAGCACTATCGTTAACCTGAAAGCCTACGCTAAAGATAACTACATCCGTGGTATTCGTGGTGCTGGTAACCAGGAAACTTTCCACATGTTCGTTACTCCACAGCAAATGGCTAGCCTGAAGTTAGATTCTGACTTCCTTGCTAACGTTCGCAACGCTGGCGTACGCGGTACTGGCAACAGCCTGTTCTCAGGATCTGCTTCGTTGATGGTTGACGGCGTGATGATCCACGAGTTCCGCCATGTGTTTAACACTTCTGGTGCTACTACTGGTACTTCTGGCGACGCTGGCGCAGCTGGCTACAAGTGGGGTGCTAATGCTGACGTAGTTGGCGGACGTGCTCTGTTCTGTGGTGCTCAGGCTCTGGCTCTGGCTGACATCGGCCTGCCTGAAATGGTTGAAGATACTTTCGACTATGGCAACCAGTCTGGTATCTCAGTAGGCAAGATCTTCGGTATGCGCAAGCCTAAGTACAACAGCGACATTAGTAGCTCTGTACAGGACTTCGGCGTTATCTGTTTAGATACTGCACAGTAAGCTGATCGCCCCCTCTTCGGAGGGGGCTTTTTACTTTATAGGAACTAATCATGAAGATTGTGAGCAAAGACTCGCTACGAGTGACCACACTAGGCGGGACAGCTGTTCTATTTGAAGCAGGCGTACCCAGAGAGATCTCTGCTGAGATTGGCCTTATCGCCATCCAGATGGGTGCAAAAGAATACGACGAAAAAAAGATAGAAGAGAGCGAGGCTGAAGTCGCGGTCTTTGAAAAAATTGAAGAAGTAGCACCACAAAAACCATCAGTCCCTGTTGATGATGAGCTAGTCACTTTTCTTGAAAAGATGATGGATGAAGGTGACCCAAGTAATTTTAAAGCCGATGGTTACCCAAAAGCGGCGGCTGTAAATAAAGCCCTTGGGAGAACGGTCGACACAGATGCTCGAGAAGCTGCTTGGGAATCGATCCTCAACTCATAGGTAAAAACGATGGCAATCACCGTACAGAGCGTAATTGACAGAGCTCAAACTGTGCTTCAAGACACAACGGGAGTCAGATGGCCCGTTGTCGCAGAACTTGTCTTGTGGGTAAATGATGCACAGCGAGAAATTGCCTTACTAAAACCAGACGCCTCAGCAGTTAACGATACGATTACTCTTATTGCAGGCACTAAGCAGGCTATCCCTTCCGGTGGCAACCGTCTACTCAAGGTCGTTAGAAACATGTCTGCTGCTAGCAATGGCACTGGAAAGCGGGCCGTGCGTTTAGTTGATAGAGAAGTTCTAGACGCTCAGACACCAGACTGGCATGACCCTACTGTAGCAGGCGATGCTGCGCACAATGCTGTCGTCAAGCACTACATTTACGATGAGAGTAATCCTCGCAATTTCTATGTATATCCAGGCGTTAGCGGCGCTGCTTATTTGGAGATCATCTACTCTTCAAACCCTGCTGCAGTCGCGCAGAACGATGATTTATCGATCCCTGATATTTTTGCTAACGCCGTGATGAATTACGTTTTGTACATGGCCTACATGAAAGACGCAGAATACGCAGGTAATCAGCAACGCGCGTCTAGCCACTTCCAATTGTTCACGGCGTCTGTCACAGGTAAAGGGCAGATCGATGCAGTTACAAACCCAAACATGGAACGTAGAATCCCTCAGCAAATAGTGGGGGTGTAAATTATGGCGATTTCTTACGAGGCGCTACTACCCGAAATTCTACCGATGGTTCCAGGTTGCACGGATACGCTGATAAAAAACAACATAAGAGCTGCCGTCATCGATCTTTGTGAACGAGCGGGCGTGTATCAAGTTGAACTAGACCCCCTGACAACTGTCGGTAATATCTACGAGTATGACTTAGAAGCACCGTCAGGAACGACTGTGCAAAAGATTCTATGGATTACTCACGCAGGTAAAGATCTCGAACCACTAACCTCTACCCTTTTAGAGCAACGAATCCCTAAATGGCGCGAGGGTAATGGCGTGCCCGAATACTACGTACAACAAGGAGCGGCGTTGGTTTGGTTAGTACCGATCCCAACGGCAACGAGCGTATCAAGCACAATTGTAAGAGCGGTACTCAAGCCGACTCACACGAGTACCGCGTGTGATGACGGAGTGATGAATGACTATAGAGACACCATTATTAATGGGGCTCTATTCCGACTTTTAAGAATCCCGAACAAAGAATGGTCTGACCTTCAGGGCGCTAGTGTCTATGGGTCATTATTTAGTGAAGGCACCGTGATAGCGGAGCGTAGAGCGCGTGGCGCTGATACTGGTGTCGCTAGGAGGGTTAGGTATGGCGGAACTTCAGGCGCATGGCGAACAAGGCGCAGACAATACGGCAGCGGAGGCTAACCCTGTTTTTTCTGACATTCGCACTGAGGGCTATTGGGTTATACCAGCGGTGCAGGAAATTTTAGATGAGCAGCCACAGCTTAGCTTTACGACAAACGACATATGCATAGCTTGTAAAGAAGGTTCCGCTGCTCTTTGGGTTGCAAAAGAAGGCTTTGTAATATCGACAGGCGAGACTGATACATTTACTGGGGATAGAACGTTTTTAGTTTGGGTAGCTTGGGCCAGAGACCGTAGGCAAAGTTGCGTGATTAAGTACTACGAATTCTTTGCAGACGTTGCTCGTGAGTCGGGTTTCAAGCACATAGAAGTAAGAACGCCAATCAGAAAGCTAGAGCCCTATTTGATCGCTGAAGGTTGGGATATAGACACAGTAGTCTACACGAGAGAACTCTAATGGGCAGTAAACCTAAGCAACAGGACTATAAACCATCAGAAGGCGAAAAATCATCTGCGTCTGTGGCTATGGCGGAGTACACGTACTTCAAACAAAAGTATGATCCTCTGCTACAGAAAATGCGGGATGAATCACTTAGCACCAACGACGATAAGATGCTAAGAGGTCGAGCGAATGCCGACACTATGCAAGCACTTACATCTGGCTCGATGGCCCAGCAGGCTATGTCCGGCCAAGGGTCGGACGACCTAGCGCAGGCGTACCAAGGCCAACTTGGTATCGCGGATAGTTCTGCGGAAGATATACGAAACAAAAGGCAGATGAACGTACTCGGCATCGCTCGAGGTCAAGCAGCTGATGCTCAGTCTGGTATGGCGCAAGCAGCAAACTTACAAACTTCTGAAGCTCTTGCCCGTGCTAAGAATAAGCAGCTGGTGTCCAGCGCAAAGATGACTGCTGTAGGACAGTTGGCTGGTGCCACCCTTATGAAGGGTATGCAGAACAAAGCAACAAGAGGCCAGAAAGACACAGGCAAAGTTGGCGCAGATGGTAAGCCGATAATGGAGACAGTCAAAGGTTCATTCTTTAGCCCAGTTAATGACGCTGGCCAAAAAGTTTCTGGTTTCAATAACCGTCTTGCGTTTTCAAATATTTTTGGGGGTGGTTAAAAATGAGTGTGTTCGCGGACACCGTAGAAAGCTTTCAAAATAATTTGTCGTATCAGAATAATGCAGCATTAGGCGGAGGGCTTCCGAATGTGTCGGACCCCGATAAAGCTTATGCGAACATAACGCGACAAGAATATCTTGACTACGTTAGCCAGTATCGCGATTTCGAAGAGAAAATGATAAACGAGTCGCAAACAGACACTTCGTTGATCGACGCTTCTCGCGAGAATTCTCAGCTCGCCTCTGGGATAGCTCAGGGGATATCAGACCGTAACGCAAGTCGGTACGGCGGAGTACTGACCCCAGCGCAAGCGCAGGAACAGAAACGAGCCCTCGCACGGGGTAATACTCTTGGATCTATACAGTCGGTCGGAGACGCGAGAATCGCCCAGCGCGAGCTTAATCAAAATAAACTTGCAGACCTCGTCAATATTG